TTTTTAAATTAATACCTTTTTCTTCATAGTTACCTTCTAATGGAGATGTGTCCATTCCATTTTTTTCTAAAAGTTTGTAAGCTTCACTATCTCTTATTTGTCTTTTCTTAAAGTCTGGCAAATAAACATTTTCTAATAAATTCATTATTCAATATCTCCTCTTTGAATTTCTATATCTTTTATTTTGCCACCTTCTTTTAATGCAAAGTCCATGCCACCGATTTGATTACGAATATAGAAAATATCTCTAAAGAAATTAATTTTATCTAAATCCTCAATCATTCTTTTTGCACCAGTAGCAGTTTGATTAATTCTATAATTTTGTAAGATTTCATTTTCTAAATCTTCAAAAAACTTGTCAGGATTATCTCCGATAGCTTTTGCAATATCAGGTATTCTTTTTGGTAAAACCAAAGTATCTAAAGTAGGAATAAACTCTTTAGGCATTTCCTCAGATAAAACATCTAAGTAAGCAAGTTCTGGTTTCATGCCATCTGCAACTTTTCTGTTGTAACTTTTAATTATTTCGTTTTCTTTAGTTGCGATTGCTAATGCTACTGCCTGAGCATCTCTTGATCTAACTCTATCAATGTTTCTAATACTATCTTTAATTTGACCTAAATATTGTTTGTAATCTTTATGGCTTTCAAAATTTGATTTAGCTTTATCAACCAAAGTATTTAATGTTGATATATCATTTAATGCTAAGTTCATTAAAACTTCTTGATCTAAGATATATGACTTTTTAACATCATCTAATTGTTGAATTGTTTTAGCAGCAGCAAATTGTTCAGTTACTAATTTAAATACTTCATCATTAGATAAAGCTGTTGATTGTGCATCAATTCTACCAGGCTCAGATAAAATATCTGAAAGTTTTACAAACATAGCCTCGTTGATTAAATCAAGGTCATATAATTCAAAGACTTCACTTATAGTTGGTAATTCATTTGTAAAGTTTTCGTCTGTTGGATCTGATCTAAAGTTATTGATCCTTAATAAAACTTCAGTAAATGTTCCAATCTTACTGTCTTGATTAACTAATAATTCAATTCTTTCTTTATTATTTTTCTGTGCTCTATCACTTATTATTTGTTTTCTAGCCTCATTAACATATTCTTTAGCAGTTTCTGGACCAACAGCTTCTAATAAAGCATCTTGATTTTTTAAAACTGATTTAGGATTTATCTTAATTTCTGTATTTAATAATATTTTATTTTTTAAATTAGTTTTCTTTTTAACTAATTCATCATAAGTTTTTGGACCAAGATAATTTCTATAAACCTCATTGTTAGCCAATGAGTTAAAAGCATTAGTAGAAAAAGCTATTGTTGCAAGGTCTGTACTAACTAAGCCTGAAATGGCATTATCAAATGACTTATCTAAATTAGATCCAAAAGCATCAACAACATTTTTGCTAACTTGCGAACTTAATTTAGGAACTAATAAAGCTTTTTGTTCAGCAATCTTATTTAATAATCTTCTTTGTACTGGAAGATTTTGTTTATTTAAAATATTTGAAAAAGCATCCTTGCTTAAAGTTTTGTCAAATTTATTAGGAGCTTCAACATCTGTACTATTTAGATATTTATCATATTCTTTATTGATAAGAATATTTACATCCTTAATAGCTTCATTGTATTGATTGTCATCTTCAAGAGCATACAAATCTTTTTGAATATCTTTTATAGATTTTGCTACTGCATTAATTCCAGCTTTTTGCGTTTGAGCTAAAGTAAATGGTAAAGATAAACTAATAGTGTTTGGAGTTTTACTTTCTCTTACACCTTGTTTGCTTTCAATAATTTCTAACTTAGCCATTATGTAATTACCAATCTACCTTGTTGATTACTTTGATAACCCATAGTGAGAAGGCTACCAGCAGCTTTCATGTATTCTGCTCTTGCAGTTAAGTCGCCTTTTAATCTTTCGCCTCTTCCTCTAGCTTCTAATAATAAACTTTGATTAATCTGATCATTAAAAACAACTTTTTGATTATAGTCAGCTAAAGCTAAATCTAACATTTGATTACTTCTGTTTTCTACACCAACTAAAAATGGAGTTGTTCCTTCTCTAAATTCAGCTCCAGTTCTAAGAGCATTTACAAAAAAGTTTGAGTAAGCTTGTTCTTGTTGTTTAACAAATCTAGGTCTTTCAATAGTATCAAAAACTTTTTGTTGAACTGCTGCTTTTTTTCTGTCGTATGCAGCTTGTTCATAAGCAAGTCTTTCGTTGTATTTTCCTATTGTCTTTGCTGTTTGTGCAGCAGCTATATTACCTATCGCACTCATAAATTTTTGCCATCCTATAATAATTAGTTTTGTCAGGTCCATACTTCAGCATAAGACCTTCTTTTTTTAGACCAAGCCATTCAGCAAATCTAACTCCAACTTTAAAATCTTCTTTAACTGAAGTTTGTACTCGCCAAATATTGTTGTTAGTACAAAGTAAATCTAATCGTCTTTTGATTGACGATACTGATTTAATTTTGTGATCGTAAATTCTTTTAGATGCGATAACCCAGCCTTCAGCAACTCCATCCCAAAGAGGAGTAATGCCGCCACAAAGCACAATGTTATCGTCAGCCAATAAAGTAAAAGACAGACCAGGTATTCCATAATCGATCCTACCTTCTTCACTACTTGCATCGTTTTCCAATAATTTATCATTCATCCCAAATGTTAAGATTTCATCTGTATGACTTTTTTCGTATGGAATTATTTTGTATTTAACCATCCGATGTAACCACAGTTGGATATATTGCTAAGACTGAACATGGAAGAGGTTGGTCTTGTTTAATAAAAATAAATCCATCTGAGTTATAGTCGTCTCTAAATTCTATTTCTTTATCTCCAGCAAGAAGAGTATCAACTGGAGCTGATAAATTACTGGATGTTGTTCTAAATGGAACTGTCTCTAATTGATCTAAACTTGGACCAACTTTTACACCAACAGTTTCAAATAATCTTAAAACAACTTTTGAAATTCTTTTTGTTTTACCTTGAGAAGTTCCTTCAGCAGCTCCACCTTCAATTCTCATTGTTTGTAAAACACTATCATAAGCTAATCCAACACATGCTTTAGTAACTGATCTGTCCAAGGTTACACTTCCTGAACTTACAACTTTATTTGCATGTACAGATCCATCAGCCAGGATAGATACTGTTTGTCCTTCTAAATGTGATAGACCTGATAGTGTTGTTGTTGCAGATCCAGAATAATTTAAATGACTATCTAAAAATTTAAAATCTGTTGCTGTTGTTTCGTCAAAGTCAAAATCAGAAAAACATTCTACATATCTTTTAGTAGCACCATTAATTGTTCTTTTAACAATAACCCATAATTCATCTTCAGTTAATGTTCCTGAGATTGATGCAGCACTTTCACAAACTGAGTTACCAGATCCAAAAGCACCACCGAATATATGTCTATGCCAAGCAACAACATTTTCTGATCTTTGATAAGTTAATCCAGCTAATACTCCATCATCTCTAACACACCAAATAATACTATCTGGCTCTTGTTGGAATATCATTTGATTTACTCCAGACTTAGTTACTGTATCGTTTAGTATTGTTAAATCTGGAGCAACATAACCATCACTATCAAAGTTATAAGCTAATTCTCTAATTTTTCTTTTTGCCTTTTGTAAAAACAAAACTGCATTACCAGCTGGAATAGCATCAACACCAGCAGATCCAAAAGAACTCTGTCTTTTAATAGTTACATTAGTTGGAGTTATACTTGCATCTGTTCCATCAGCAGAAACTGTAAATTCGCCTCCTGATGTTCCTACAACTAAAGTTCTAACTGCTTTTAAATATTGAATGGCATTAACCTGGTTTGATGCGATTGTATAAATCATAGCATCATCAGCATTAGTTCCAGTCGTAAAGTTTTCATAATCTCCAGCTTTAGAAAACCATAAAGTCTGAGGATTAGTAATTGTGTTTGCAAAAACCAATCTTTGTTCAAAGAAAGAAACACAGCTCGGTCTATTATTAGCTCCTGAAATCGGTAGAGAAGGAGAGCCAGTAAAAGAAACAGTTGCTAGTGTCCAGGCTGTATGTCCAGTTCTACTTAACTTTCTTACATCATGATTAGGATGACAGAGATACATAACATCAGCTGATTGAGCAAACTTGATGTCAAATAATTCTGCTTCTAAAAATGGTGTACTAATTTCAAAAGGAGAACCTCCAGATAATACTTGTCCTTTATCTTTATAGACACGCATATACTGATCGCCAAATTCTAAAATATAAGTTTGAGTAGTAGAAAATTCAAAAGGTATTAATCTTGTTTTCTTTGTACTATCTTTAACTTCTGCAATATGCTGAGTACCAACTCTTCTTGTAGCAGAACCTTGAGGATGGACCAGGAAGTTTTCCATAGTCTTAACTCCAGATGTATATTTATCAAAATCTGTTCTGCCATCCATCTTTGCAGAAAATTCTCCTGATACAAATGATGTCAAAGCTAATGTTGTTCTTGGCATATCTTTTTAAAAATTTCTTGTTGTGTTAAACCTTGTTCGTCTTTTTTACATTTAGTCGTTGGATCAATATCTTTTTCATCAATGATTTCGACTAAACAATATCTATAAACTTTATTGTCATCTCCCCATTGAAAATGAAGTAATGATTTTGGTTCTGAATATTTTTCTATTAATCTTGGATCAAAAGCAGATGTAGTCATCTATAATCTTGCATCAGTAAATTCATTGCTCTCGATTGTTCCTAAAGCATTTTCTGTTGCGTCTATAAATCTTGCTTCTCTTAATCTTTCATCAGCTCTCTCCATATAATTTTTAGCAAGAGTTGCATTGTTTGTAATTGCATAAGCAATATCTGCTGCTAATTGATGAGAGATACTTTCTTGTAAATATGTATCGTAATTATTTGGATCTGTGTCTATTGCTACATAAATTAAATAAACAGTTCCTTCATTTGTTTTTATTTTTCTGCCTTCAACAGCATAATCAATATTTGATGCAATACTGTCTGTTGCACCAGTATGTATTTTTAAAACTCTCAGGCAATCTGCTGGAAGAGTATATTGATTAGCATATTCAATAACTGGAGCTGCACTATCTTTCGCTAATTGAACTCTTTTAGTTAAGCAGTTCCAAGCAT